TGGGGTGGAGACCTTGATGGCGTTCCGATCAACTACTATACAAACCATGGCGACAATAGACTCGTAACATCAGTCAGTGGTGACACAGTTAACGCAGAAGAGAACCTCACGTTTGATGGTGCACTCCTAGACGTCATCGGAGACATACAGGCACTAGAGATAGATGCGAGCCAATTCAGTGGCTCAATTGCCTTGTTCGGCTCAACAGACATCGGAGATGCACAAGTAGATCAGCTCACAGATGGAACTCTGACCATTGAAGCTGGTGCTATTGCAAATGCATCTCACATTCAATCAACGACGCTTGAAGGTCTTCTAACATCCCCATCGCAAACAAACATCACAGAGGTGGGAACACTAACAAGCCTCAACGTTGCAAACGACGCAACGATCAATGGAACTCTCTATGTTAAAAGCGCCGAGAACAAAGTCGGAGTAAACGTCTCCGACCCTCAAGCAACATCTGAGATTCTATCAACATCTACCCAACTAAGATTAACAAGTCAGAGAGGAGTGTTCGGCGTTCAAGATCTCGAATACACAGACTTGCATACAAACACCGATGGAGACTTTACCATAAGTCCTTCTAACGGACACACAAATGTCACAGGAGATCTTAACGTCTCTGGTGATCTTGTGGTTACAGGATCCTTCACAGCTCGAACTACAGACTTTGCAGTATCAGCAGACACCTTGACTCTCGGAGATGAAGCAACGGACACGATTATCGTCAACGCAGACACAATCTCTGTCCCAAATGGTCTTGCAATTGACAATGGGTTATTTATCAACAACGGACTCATTGGTGTTGGAGATTATTCTGATGGAGCAAAGTTTGAGATAGAAGCACCATCAAATCAATTTAAAGTTGGAACCACAACCGAAAAGCTATCTATAAGCGTCGAGAATGGCTCCACAACCCTTTCAACAAACACTTCGACCTTAGACATAGGCAATGACACAAACGTTCTTGGAGAGCTTATTGTGGGTTCCAATGGCGACATTGTTTTGGACAACATTGGCCAAGTGTCATCATCAGTATCTGTTTCATCTGCTGCGGGATATTTTACAAACATCACATCAACGACAATCACTAATGGCAACACAACGATCAATAGTGACAACATTGTGACCCCAACTCTTGACGCAACAACAGTAAATTCTACAAATCTTGGAGGCACACTTAGCACCACTGCGCAGCCAAACGTAACAAGTTTGGGGACGCTAACTTCGCTTGATGTTGCAAATGCAGCAATTGTTGGAGGACCTATTGCAGTCAACAAATCAACTGCTGATAGAATGGTTGACATCAAAGACTCCGAGAACCCACAACTTAGATTGACGAACTCTGAATTTGTCTTTGGGATAAGTCAGCACCAATATGTAGACCTTAAGGCAAACTCAACCGGTGATCTGGAGATTCTTCCAAAGTCTGGCAAGGTGATCATTCCCAACCTTAACTTAACAAACCTTCAACAGGGATCTGCAAACAACTTTCTATCTATAGACTCTAGCGGAAACGTAATCCTTGCACCTGCTGTGCAATCAGGCATTGAGGTGAGAAATAGAGTTGTAACTACACAGTCCTACTCGATGGCAACTGATGACTACTTTGTAGGAATCCAAGCAACACAGAACACAACGATAACACTTCCAAGTGCATCATCGTTATTCGATGGTCAAATTTTTGTTATAAAAGACGAATTAGAGAACGCAGATGTTTACACACTTACCATCGTTGCACAATCAAATCAGCTAGTTGAAAATAGATCAAGTATTACCTTGTCTTCTCCAGGTTCTTCCATCAACATTTATTGCGATGGACAGTCTAAATTCTTCATTATGTAAAACCTCTACATTGCCGGTTTAACCGAGACAATAGAAGTTTTTTTATTTTTTATTGACGTTTAGGATCTCCAAGACTAAACTAGTGAAAATTTATTTTCTTTTAGCTACAAGAGGTAGTAGTTATGTGTAGCCCGAAGTACATCGTACTTAGGGTCCTATGATCATTATTTGGAGGAAATTAATAATGGCTAAATTATTTTTAGGAGCCGTCAAGGTTGACGATCAAGTTACAGAATTTGATATGTCGGGTTTGACCGCAGGGAAACTTACTCTCCCTACAGGTGCTATTAAGAGTCTTACTGAAATCAGTTCTTCAGTTCTTCTCGGTACAGGAAACATGCCACAACAAGGTGGTGGAAAATTAATTCAAGAAAAACACTTGGTAGATTCTATCGACTTTGCTGAACAAGGTCGTCAAGCTATTCAAGCTGATGTAGATGCTAACGAAGCTGCAGCCTTGGCTGGTCGTCAAGCTATTCAAGCAGACGTTGACCAAAATGAAGCTGATGCTGATGCATCTTTTGTAGCTGCTACATCTGATCGCGGTTTGATTCGTACTGAATTTGCTGCTGCAGATTCGGCTTTGGAAACTTCTTTGCAAGCATATGCTGATCAAGCAGAAGCTGACGCAAAAGCAGACGCTGCATTCAATCTTGCTGCAGAAGCTGTAATCGCTCGTGCTGCAGAACTTGCAAATGCAAACGCTATCTCTGCTGAAGAGACTCGTGCATTAGGCCAAGAGGCTGCAATTCGTTCTGAATTTGCCGCCGCAGATGCTATTTTGACTGCTGCTCGTGTAGCAGGTGACCAAGCATTGCAAGACCAATTCGACACCTTGTTGGCTGGTTCTTCTGTAGATTTGGACACATTGCTTGAACTAGTAACTGCTTATGAATTGGCTGATACTGATATCGTTGCTTCTATCGTAGCTCTTCAGGCTGATGTTGATGGTAATGAATCTGATGCTGATGCATCTTTCGTAGCTGCTACATCTGATCGTGCTTTGATTCGTTCTGAATTTGCTGCTGCTGATGCTACTGAAACTGCTGCACGCATTGCTGGTGATGCTCTTCAAGCACAAAACTTAGCTTCTGAAGAGGCTGCACGTATTGCTGCTGATGGTGTTGCTACATCTGATCGCGCTGCTATCCGTTCTGAGTTCGCCGCTGCTGACTCTGCAGAACAGACTGCACGTATCGCTGCTGATGGTGTTCTTCAAAGCAACATCGATTCTGAAGCTGCAACTCGTCTTGCAAACGACAACACTCTTCAGGCTAACATTACTTCTGAAGAAACTGCTCGTATTGCTGGTGATGCTGCAACTTTAGTTTCTGCTAAAGCTTATACGGATGCTCGAGAGGCTGCTGAAGCTGCTCTTCGTTTGGCTGCAGACACTACTCTTCAAAGCAACATCGACGCTGAAGAAGCACGCGCTGTTGCTGCTGAAGGCGTTTTGACTGCTGATTTAGCTGCTGAAGTTGCAAACAGAATTTCTGCTATTTCTGCAGAAAACACTGCTATGCTAGCCGCAGTTGCTGGTGTTCAAGCTGATGTAGATCAAAATGAATCTGATGCTGATGCTGCTATCTCTGCAGAAGAAGCTCGCGCTATTGCTGCTGAGGGTGTTCTAACTTCAAACTTGGCTTCTGAAATCACAAACAGAACAAATGCTGATGCATTTGAAGCAAACTTGAGTGCTGTTGCTCGTGCTGCAATTCAAGCTGATGTAGATCAAAATGAAGCTGATTCAGACGCTTCACATGCTTCTGCAACAACTGATCGTGGAGCTATTCGTTCTGAATTTGCTGCTGCTGATGCTGCTGAAGCTGCGCTTCGTGTTTCTGGCGATGCTGCTTTGCAATCTCAACTAGATGCTTTGTTGGCTGGTTCTTCTGTAGATTTGGATACATTGATTGAGTTGGTAACAGCTTATGAGTTGGCTGATACTTCTATCATTGCTTCCATCACTGCTCTTCAATCTGATGTAGATCAAAATGAGTCTGATGCTGATGCTGCTATTGCTGCAATGGATGTTGCATACAAAGCTGCTGATGTAGTTCTTCAAGAGAAAATTGATGACGAAGAAGCCCGTGCTACTGCTGCTGAAGCTGTTTTGTCTGCTGCTATTTCTGCAGAAGAAGCTCGTGCTCTTCTTGCTGAAGGCGTTTTGACTTCAAACTTGGCTTCTGAAATCACAAACAGAACAAATGCTGATGCATTTGAAGCAAACTTGAGCGCTGTTGCGCGTGCTGCAATTCAAGCTGATGTAGACCAAAACGAAGCTGATGCTGATGCTGCTATTGCTGCTGAACAAGCTCGTGCTGTTGCTGCCGAAGGTGTTTTGACTTCAGACTTAGCTGCCGAGGTTACTCGTGCATCTGGTGAAGAAATTCGCATCGAAGGTAAGTTTGATGATCACTTTGAAGGTAAGGTTGAAGTTGCTTACTTGACAGAGACATCTTCTGCAATGGGTTCTGCTACTCACTACATCGTTAATGCATCTACTGCAAAGTCTTTCACAGTTCCAACAATGACCGAAAGCTATTTCATTATGGTTAAGGTTGCTGAAGGTTCTGAGTCTGTAACTTTCAACGCTGGAACAGGTGAGTCTTTCGACGGTGAAACTGATGGTAACATCGTTCTTCACGGTGGAGCATCTGTTATGATGGTTAAGAAAGGTGGAGTTATGTACTTGTTCTAATCTTCTGATTAGCCTGTTCATAATGCCTTAGAGGTATTAACCTGGGCCTCGGAGGAAACTTTGAGGCCCTTTTTTTATTAAGACACATTTCTATGGAGGATTTAGAATGTCTGTAACAAAATACACTGCTGGTGTTTCAGCACCAGACGGAGGATCCGAAGGGGTTTCTCCAGAAGCAAACCACAACACTATGATCTGCATCGGTTTTGCCGAGATCGAAGTTTATGGTAAAAATGCTGGTTCATGGGAACTAGTTGGGACCACAACATCTGATGATAAAGTTGTGTTTGTTCCTTTCACAACCTATTCAGAGGTTTTTTTCAAATCTAATTCAGGACAAGAAGAGTCTATGCGTGGAGTTTTCATGGAAGACTCAATGGTAAAAGCAGCAGCGCCTGCACCTTCAGCAATTGCTGATGTTAGTGATGTTCCTGCATTTACTTCATCAGATGCTGGGAAAGTCCTATCTGTTGATGCAGGTGGCGACCTTGTTTGGATTACTAGATAACGGAGGTAAAATCTAATGAAAAAGCAAAAAATGTTAAAGTTGACAGCTTTTCCAACCAATCCAGCTATTGAAAATGCTTTCTCCGCACCAGTGACTCACTCAGGTGAAATCTCTGTGGTGTTTAAAGGAAGAGACATTTCAATTTATGGATGGGATGGTTCATCTTGGTCAACGATCTACACGTGGAACTCTTCAGATCCACAATTCAAATTTAGTAACACATACCAGAGCTACTATCTCAAGTCGCTTAATGGTTCCGAAGAGACTGTCAATGTTTCTTTTTTCTCAACACAATCTTACCAAGGCTCTACTCCCTTGTTAGTAGGAGTTGACAGAGGCACAAAGCTTTATGATATCGACGAAGTGCCTATCTATACAGCTGATGACCACAACAAGATGCTTACAATTATGTCCAATGGTTCATTGGCATGGTTGTTGGCTAATGAGTCTTTCATCGTTCCATCGGAAGGTGGAGAACCTAGTGGAGTTGTCGGGTTGGAAGAAGATTCTGGCTTAACTCTACATGGAAACGCACAGCTTGTCGACGGAGTTTTATCTTTAGATGGAACAGCCGGAACATACGCTTCTCTTCCGCACTCTAGCGATTTCGATAGAGAGTCTGGGGACTTAACCATAAACATGTGGATTAAGGCGAATTCATTACCGGACAATTGGAACGCAGGGCTTGTGTCAAAGATGGGCACTGGTTGGGATGGATACATCACAGCTATCTCAACAATGCAAGCGGATGCTGGAGGCAACATGACCTCTGGTGGACTTCAGACAACTTCTTGGGTTGGTGGTTCTAATCCAACTGCAAACAATCGAGCAGAGCCTTCTGGAGGCATCTCTTTGGGTGTTTGGCATCACGTTGCATATGTAATGCCGTCAACTGGAGATTACAAGATGTATTTCAACGGACAAGCGGTTCACTCTTATGCTCCAACGGCTAGAAACACTTCTACTACGGGTGACCTTAGAATTGGTGGGTGGCAGAATGGATCTTATAGCGGGTTCTTTGATGGATTTATCGATGGTGTCTCTATCGAAAAGACAGCCTTATCTGCTAGTGATATCTCAACGCTACACTCTGTTGGGAGAGAAGAGAGTCAAGATGATAGCAGCAATCCTAATGTTGCATCTCCTAGTTTGATTGCAGATGTCTTAAATCACCCATCAACAACAATTGTTGGAAATCCTGTTTATCAAGATAACATTTTGACACTCGACGGCTCTTCTTATATGATCCATGGTGACATTGCAGAATTCATGTATCAAGATTACATGACAACAAACTTGTGGTTCAGGAACGACGGTGGCTCTAGAAAGTCTAAACTATGGTCTTTCGGAGCGGCACACACAAGTAACAACAAATTCGCTCACGTCCTTCAGCAAGAGAATGATTCTGATCTTAGATTTGTGTCTGCTGCTGGATCAGTAACCAATCCTAACCACTACTCTATCTATGATGATGCATGGCATATGATCACCGCCGTTTGGGATAATGTAAACGGTGTCAAAAGACTTTATTTGGATGGTGTTCAGCTTGGATCGGATATTAACTTCTCTGCCAAAGTGAATCCATTTAGAGACGGTGATGATGTTTATGGTTTAATTATTGGAACCGGAACTGGGCTTGGCGTAGTTAGATCGCATGAGGCTTACAAGGGACAATTTACAAAAATGGAAGTTGAAAACTCAGTTTGGGATTCTTCTCAAATTACTTCCAAGTTTAATGAAGGGTCTGGAATTCCAACCATTCAATCATCCCCTGGGGCATTCCTTGAAGATCTCAGCTCAGTTATTGCTAGAGATGCATCTAAATTTACAAATGGAATTTACAGGGACACCCAGACTGGCTCAACCGGGGGTATGAAGGTCGAGCTGAAGGATGACGGCATCTTGGAATACGACCCAGTCACAAATGAAACAGTTAACGATGAGTTTACTATTTCATGGTGGATGCACTTAGACTCAACGCAAGTAGCAGGCAATCTAGGTTTAATAGGGTCGAATGTTGCATCCGTCAATGGCGAAGTCCGAAGGTTTACGTTTAATCTTGGCGGTGGTGCTGCGCTCACAGATCCTGACCTTTATTCGTATACTCGAGGCCCTCGAACAACTCAGAATCCGGAGACAGGTGTTTCAATGGCTGGCGTGTGGACTCACGCGGCAATTGTCATAAGAAACGATAGCTCAAACACTGTTGCAAGTTTGTATCTAAATGGGTCCAAGCTCGACAATAGCATTAGCTATCCACTTGGAACCAAACTTTTCCCACCATCAACGCACCAAACATTCGTATTTGGAGCTGGATCTCAATCATACTCTGTCAAAGGATTGTTTGATTCAATGCAGATCGCCGATGGTGTCGCCTTGACTGACGAGCAAGTTGCTGCTATTGCTGGTCAATCTGATCGTCAAATGTCTATTGAGACTGCTGCCCCTGCTGCAAGCTATCTTGAAACTGCCGCAACTCTTTTCGGAGGTGCCAACTTGAGCAACGATTCCCTCGTCCTTGATGGAATAGACGACTACGCTGTTATTGATGATGGATTTAGATTCACAGATAAGATGACTACATCTGTCTGGTTCAAGACTACTGCAACTGGTGATAGAAGAATTTATTCTTCTCACGTTAGAAGCATGAGTGGTGAAGATTATCGCAACGGCTTCTTTGCACGATTGAACAATGGACAGTTGAAATTTAGACATCCAGCCGGTGGAACTGGTGAACTTACTGGTCCTAGTGGCTTGAATGATGGCACATGGCATCACCTAGCCTTATCTTGGGAGGCATCTGTTGGCTATACTTTATATGTTGACGGTTCTCAAGTAGGCTCTGGCGCGTCAGGTGTTTCTGATGGATATGCTTCCGATTGGGGACTCTATATTGGAGCAAACCCGTGGAATCGCACTCCTCAGGAGCCTTATGCCTTCTTTGATGGTGAGATCAAGAAGTTTGAAGTTCTAAACGAAGTGTTAACATCTCAGCAAGTTACCGATCTTTACAACGCTGGTGCATAATTAAGATAAAACTTATTTACTAGAAAGACTTGTCTCGGCGCGAAAGCGCTGAGGCATTTTCTTTTTAAGCGCCCTTTTGGAGTTTTGTTTATCGCTACACTATTTAAAGGAGAAAAGAATTCTAGGAGAAAATTGATGTCAAACATGCTAGAGCAGGCTATTGCCGACGCAGCTGCGTTACGAGAACAAGCCATTAAAAATGCAGAACAATCTGTTATTGAAAAATACTCTCACCAAATCAAAGAAGCAGTTGATGTTATGCTTGAGAACAATGACCTCAATGCAGCCCAGGACATGATCGCCGAAGCAGAAGGGGAAATGAACGCAGGAACTTCCGCAATGCCCGCATCTTTCGCAGGTGGTCAAGAAGGAGCTACAATAGAAGCCCCACCAGCTTGGGACTCTCGTTATGACGATATGTCAGTTAAGTTCAACGCTCTTGTTGACTCACTGCCACAGTCAAACGATGGAATGATCGATCTCGACTTGGGTGAGTTTGAAATGTCAGCCGAAGAAGAAGAGGCTATGGGCGGATCAGATGATGACGCACTTGGTGGACTTGACGACTCTTCAGAGCCCGCAGGAGACCTTGCAGCAGAACCAGAAGGTGATGACACCTCCGGTGGCGATGAAAGCCTTGACGACCTATTGGCGACTCTCCAAGAAGGAAAAGAAATGAGTGAAGAAGATGTGCAACTTGATGAGATCCTCAACATGTTAGAAGAAGAGCTTCACATTGATGATGGCGACATTTACAGACCAACAGGTCATCCAGGACCAATGGACGTCGAAGCAAGAAAGAATAGAGATTTGGCTATTGCACGAGACGAGCAAGAGTTGGAAGAAGAATCAGAAGAAGAGTCTTCAGAAGACGATTCAGCCGAATCAAAACAAACAGAATTATATGAGACAATTGAAGCCCTTGCAAGCCAAAACGAAGCAATGGCCAATGTGCTTGAGAAACTCGAGACACATCTAGACGAGGCTCTATTGTCCAACGCAAAACTTTTATACCAGAACCGCACTCTGGGTGATGCCTCCCTGAATGAGCGACAAAAATCAAAAATTGTCGATGCCATCGCAAACGCGGAGTCTTTGAAGGAAGCTAAGCAACTTCATGAGACACTCAAAGCTACAGTGGGATCAACGCCTAACCGCACCAAAGGTCCACAATCACTTAGCGAGTCTGTCAACCGACGTTCGAACTTAAGTTCTATGTTGAATTCAAGACAAAACATTAACGAAAGCAAGCAAAGCGCTGATCCTTTTATGGAAAAGATGCAAAAGCTTGCAGGCATAAAAAAATAATTTTAAGGAGATTTTAAAATGTCAATTATCGAAACTCTTACAGAAGGGATGGTACACCGTAACATGCAAAAAGAAGGTGCATCACTTTTGAATAAATGGTCACAGACTGGTCTTTTGGAAGGCTTGTCTAACGACGAACAGAAGGCTGGCATGGCTCGTCTTTTGGAAAACCAAGCTCGCGAATTGTTGCGTGAGTCTAACACTATGGCTGGTGGCGACGTTGAAGGTTTCGCTGCTGTTGCTTTCCCAATCGTCCGTCGTGTATTCGCTGGATTGATTGCAAACGATTTGGTTTCTGTACAACCAATGTCTTTGCCTTCTGGTTTGATCTTCTTCATGGATTTCACATTCGGTTCAAGCATCGGTGATCGCGACTCAAATGGTCGTCTTGGCGCTGAAGCTGATCGCTCTATCTACGGACAAGGCGTAGTGGGTGCTGAGATCACTGGTGGGGTTAACTTGAACTCTAACGCTATGGATCAACAACCATATGGTCTTGGAGCTGCCTATTCTTCTCCAACCGGTTCAATCGCTGCTTCTCCAACTGGTCTTACAGTTGTTCTTGATGGTGATGCTGCAGCCGCAACTTTGGACAACACAGCATCAAATGGTCAAGAAGCTTTGCTTAAGGAAGTTCAATTCGACGCAGATCTTTTGGATCAACACGCAGGTGCTTCAAATCAAGGTAAAATCTTAAGTTTGACTGTTACTAAAACTAACATGGAAGCAGCAGGTTTTGCATTAAACATGAGACAATTGTCACAAATTCATGCTCCAATCCGCACATTTACAGATGCGGATTCGTCAAACAGCCCTAAAGATAACTGGAACACTACTACTTTGACTGATTTAACTGGTGATGTTTTGATCAGACAAATTCGTCGTTTGACTGCTTATGATTTAGCAACCGACACATTTACTTTCTACTACATCGTTCCATTTGCTTCTCAAGGAACTGGTGCAGGTATTGTTCAAGGTGCCATCTCTGCAGTCACTTTTGTGGATTCCAACGCAGTCAGTACGGCTGGTGGATTGACCAATCCAGAATGGGAAGGAACTCAAGTTCATGCTTCTTATCCTGCTGAAGATACCATTGACGCTAGTTCTACTGGTGGAATCGGATCTGTGGTTGGTGCAGCTAACTGGGGACTTGAAGGAAATGCTGAGATCCCAGAGATCGACATCAAGGTTGACTCTATCGCGATCACCGCAGTAACCAAAAAGTTGAAAGCAAAGTGGACTCCAGAATTGGGTCAAGACTTGAACGCTTACCACAACTTGGATGCTGAGGTTGAATTGACTTCTATTCTTTCTGAGCAAATCGCTCTTGAAATCGATCGTGAAATCTTGCAAGACCTTATCAAAGGCGCTACTGCTGGAACTTTCTACTGGTCTCGTTCACCTGGTTTGTTTGTAAACCGCACCACTGGTGTTGCGTTGGATAACTCTTCAGTTGCTCCTGACTTCACTGGTACTGTTTCAGAATGGTATGAAACTTTGATCGAAACTATCAACGACGTTTCAGCTCAAATCCATCGTAAGACTTTGCGTGGTGGTGCTAACTTCGTAGTTCTTTCTCCTGAAATTGCAAACGTTTTGGAATTCACTGCTGGTTTCCGTGCAAACGTAACTGCTGACGCTGACAAAGGCGACATCGGTGCTGTTAAGGTTGGTTCTTTGAATCGTAAGTTCGACGTTATCGTTGATCCTTACTTCCCACGTAATGCAATCTTGGTTGGTCGTAAAGGTTCTTCTTTCTTGGAAAGTGGATATGTTTACGCACCATACGTGCCATTGCAAACAACTCCAACTATCTTTGGACCTGATGACTTCGTTCCTCGTAAAGGTGTCATGACACGTTACGGAAAGAAGATGGTTCGTCCGGACATGTACGGATTGGTTATCGTTCGTGGTCTCTTGGGTGATGATGTAGCTCAATAAATTTAGCTAACATCTATCCGATTAAACCCCGTCTGGAAACAGACGGGGTTTTTTGTTTATTGAGCTTTCAACGAACTATTTAAGAAGAATAAAGAATTCAAAGAAGGGAGCATTTCAATGAAGTCCACAAAAGCAGTACATAAGTCATATAAAAAGTTAATTAGCAAACTCAGTTTCGATAGAGCATTAGTTCCAAATCAGAATCACGGAGAAACTGTAATTCCAATCGGATCTAACGACTTGTTTGTTCAGCTTCCAAGTTTGACCAACACCTACACCTATAACCTCATCAATACCGCCGAGATGACGGGTGCTATCACTCTCAAAACATCCGGAGGAGCATCTCTCAAAGGCTTGATTCTAAACAATGTTGGCGGAACTCTCAACATTGAACCAATCCCTCAAGGAGCAACCTCTTTTGAGATGGGAAGCGATGTCAAGGACGGCTGTTTTGTTCAAACCCTATCAAACGGGAACAACTGGTTTATCTGGTCTGTTGCAACGCATGGGACATTAGGAATTGGTCAAGTCGGCAATAACAATGTATCTCCATCAACGTCAACCACCACTCAGGTGCCAGCACCCGTGACTCTAAATCCTATCCAATCAAACACAACTTTTCCACCATCTGCAAACTTTGAGGCGCGACATTCAATCATTATCTCCGGAGATGCAGAGCCGGGTGCCACTATTGTAATTTCTGAAGAATCAGGGCTAATTGGTGACATCACAGTAACTGTGGAAGACGACGGATCATGGAGTACGAATGAAATCACAGATTTAGAAAACGAAGACTACAACTTCGTCTTTACGCCGTCGGTCGGGGAAGCCGCAACGGATCAAGAATTTGCTTCTAACGATGGAGTTCTTAGTTTCGCAACTCCACAAAGCTTTACGATAGAGCGTGGAGAGGATTATGATTTCACTGTTGGCGCTTCAGCAGTAGACACTAACAATGTTTTAATTACGCCATTCAACGTTGACGATTCACAATATAACACAAGCCTTGTTCACGGAGCAACATTTGATATTGTCTATAGTTTTAACTACCTTGGAACACCTTACACAAGAACGGTTAGTGGAGTTGTCGAGGACACAATTGCCCCTGCTAAGCCAACAATAGCATCAGCAACTTTCGACAGTGTTAACATTAATGACTTTACTGCAACCGGTGCTGCTGAAGATGGTTCGACAGTTGAAATTTTCTTCGATGGTGTTTCTCAAGGAACTGTTACTTCTGTCGGAGGAACATGGTCTTACACTAGTACTTTCGTTTTCAATCAGACGTTCGAAATAACTGTCCAAGCAACCGACTCTGCTAGTAACATAAGTGAGGAGTCAGATGCGACATCAGTTGTTTATTCGCCACCAACTTTGACTAGACCAACATTGACAATCGTTAACGCTCCAATAAACACTTGGACAAATCAAGCCAACACCATTGAACTATCCGGAACGACAGATGCTGGGTCAACAATTGTGATCAAAGATGGCAATGTAGTTGTAACACCTGTTTCTGGTCCAAACTATAGCGGAAATAATTGGGATGCTACAATCAACGTGGCAGATGAATCCAACTCATCTATTACGATTGAGGCCTCTAAGGCAAACTTCAACAGTCCAAGCCCATCAATAGCAAAGACTCTATTGGTCGACCGTGTTCCACCAGCAATCAGCGGAACACCTTTGGGAGATCTAACAGTCTATCTCGGAAACATTGGAGATAGCAATGACAACATTCCAACAGCTACAGACTTTTCTTCGGCAACTGTAGCATCAGACTGGTCAACTCAAGTCGATGCAACAGAAGGCGCAAAGACTGTTACTTACACCGCAACAGACCTTGCTGGCAACACTGCAACCGATACTAGAACAGTGAACGTTTCAACTGAAGTCATTATTCCAGTCATCACCTCTGTTACAGATCTTGGCAATGGAACAGGGACAGTAGAAGGAACTGTCACAGGAACTTATGCTGATAACTTAACAGTCCAAGTGTTAGTGCGCGGATTAGATGATGGCTCTCCTGTTGAAGTTTCAAATGGTTCATTCAGCTACACAACAACAAATTTAGGCAATGGGACTTTTGCAATAAATGCGATTACCATCAATAGTGTTGGAGAAGAATCCGGTCTTTCAAATGAAGAAACTTTACCAATTACAGCGTCAGCTACTCAATTCCTTGAAGAGTCTGCTGCCGCGACGACAAACTTAACCAACACGGATCGTGTTCAGATAACGGATGGAGTGTTTAGTAGAACAGTGGCTCAACATGAAGCCACATATGTTAACTTATCTGATGAAGGCGTCTTATCTTATGGCAGTAATGGTGAACGAGTTCACACGGCAATGACTCTTTCATTCTGGCTTAGACCTGACTCAGACTTCCAAAGTGGCACAAAAATCCTTGGGTTTCTCAATGCAACCAGTGTATACACCGATGGTTTTGGAATCAGAATGGGTAAAAGAAACGGTGGGGCGAACATTGAATTAGCGCCCTACATTGCACAACTCGACAGCACCTTCAGAACTTCTGCCGATTTCACACCAGAGTTCGCCGAAGATCAATGGTATCATGGTGCAATTGTTGTGACTGAATTTGATGCTAGTGGCACATCGGATGTCAAGTTGTTCATTAATGGAGTTCTTGGTGCCACGGACCAGATTGATTCCACCCTGCTTCAATATGAAAATCGTTCAAACTTTGGAATTGGAACTTACATGATAGGATCCAGTGGAGAAACCTTTCAACAGAGTGATAATTTGCTATCACTAGACTCAATTCAAATCGCAGACAACGTTGCATTATCAGATAGTCAAGTTGCTGCAATTTACAATCAGTCAGACCGACAAATGACAATTGCAGAGGCAGTTGAGATCCCACCAACTGTAACCTCACCAACTATTAGAGTTGTTGCTGGTAACAATGCTAATAGTTTGGAACACTCAACGACAGCCGTGCCTCATGGAGCTGCCGCTTACGATATTGATGAAGCTGCTTTCATTCTTGACAACCCGTCAAACTCTCCTGCTGATGGCACTGACTTTATAGAAATTCCTTATTCATCTGATTTTGATAGACCTTCAAATGGAGACTTAACAATTCAATTGTGGTTTAATGCAGATCGACTTCCCGTTGATGAAGGCGGTGGTGACCGAAACTTTGGACTTATTTCCAGAACTGATGCAGGAAACACTAATGATGGTGGTTGGATCATAGCTTTGACAACAGAGTCCGGATTTTCAACAGGTGGGATTCAAGCAACAATTTTTCCTACACCACACAACAGAACGCTTCCATCTGGAGGTGTAACTATTGGTTCTTGGCATCATGTTGCTTTGGTTATAAGAAATAGTGGTAATGCTACAATCTACTATGATGGCCAAGAGATAAGCACATACACTTATGGCACGAACTCTGAAGCAGGCGCTCTCAGTAAAAACTATCCTTTGATAATTGGAGGTTTCTCATTCAATGAGGCAGGAACCTCTATTGATCAACACTTTGATGGTAAAATAAAGGGAGTCACAATCGATCAAGTGGAGATCTCAGCTACTGAAATTTTAAACAACTATAATAATCCCCCAATCGAAGTTAATAACGGAGCGGCACTGACGACATCAATCAACTCTTCTTTTTCTTTTATTGGCTTTGGAGATGATGCAGAAGATGGCGAATTGACTCCAACCACGACGTCAAACCCAGACCCATTTGACATCGCAGCAGAGAATACCTACACGATAGAACACTCAGTTACAGATAGTGCTTCCGAAGAAACAACGCACTCATTCACCGTTCAAGTAATAGAGCCTCAATATTTATTCCTGGAGGACATTCCATCTGTAGTAGCAAGAGATGCGTCTAAATTCAGTTTAGGGATTTATAACGACGTCAGCTCAGCTCAAGGCGTAGGAATGATTGTTAAGCTCAATACAGATGGCGTGTTGCAATACGATCCAAACACAAATGAAACAGTTAATGATGAGTTTACTATTTCATGGTGGATGAATCTGCCATTCTTCGCTGGTGCTGGGAATAGAGGATTTGTTGGTTGCAATACAGGAAAAATACCTCCAGTATCCGGTGATGTGCGCAACTTTAGTTTCGACCTCGGTAGCGTAGGTTCAAATTATAACAACGTCACATTTAATGTTTCTGCTGGTCCGGCTGGACAAAATACGTTTAACCCCAACCTTGGATCTATAGAATCCACATGGACGCATGTTGGTGCAACATTCAAAGCTTCCGGCACAGGCTTTATTTTGACCATTTACCTAAATGGTCAACCGTTACCTACAACTAAAGCCTTTGCTGCTGGAATGAAACTATTTCCTCCAAGCACTCATGAGGATTTCAAATTTGGTGCTGGTAAGCATACCCCTTCTGTAAAAGGACAATTTGACTCAATGCAAATTGGTGACGGCGTAGTCTTGACAGATTCTCAAATGTTAGCCATCTATAACCAGTCTGATCGGCAGATGACAATTGCAGAGGCTGCTGCTAATGAGTTTGGCATTGCTAGCGTCATAGATGATGTCTATAATGATCCAACATCTACGATTGTCGGAAGTCCCACATTGACCAATTCAATTCTGGAAATAACAGGAGACGACTATATCATAAATGGCGACATTGCCGAATACATGTATCAAGATTATTTATCTATTAGTTTTTGGATTAAATCAACAGAAGAGACTCAAGCAGCAGTTAATAAGTTTGTGTCCCTTGGTTGGTCGCATGCGGGGAATAACAAGTTTGGCCACGTAATAGGGACTCAAACAACTAGCCCATATAATGGATTCAGAGTCATAACCCCGAGTGGTGGGGCTTTAGACGAGACTGTACCTACGGGTGATTGGTTTGATGAGCAGTGGCACATGCTAACTCTGACTTGGGATAATATAAATGGAGAAAAGAAATTTTATTATGATGGTCAACAACTTGGAACAACCACTACTTTCTCTTCTAAATCGGATCCATTTAGAGATGGGGACGATCTTTATGGATTAATCATTGGAACGGGAACGGGTGCAGCTGGTGGCATCCGCTCAGGTGAAGCGTTCAGAGGAAAGATGACCAACATGGTGATTAATAACTTTATCTGGACAGATCAACAGGTCTCAGACTTATATGATGTAAACTTCAACGGCAATCTTCATTTTTCAGCAAACATTGAAGAAGTCGGAACCCTAAGTGGAAATGCTTCCCTTGTTAACGGTGTTCTAGTTTCGTCAGCTCTTGGAGATTACACATCAATGCCAATGACTAGTGCTTTCAAGAGCAATAGCTTTCAAACTATTTCATTTTGGTTTAAAACAACTTATACTCCAACTAACGGCACTTGGATGAGATTCATCCACTCTCAAGTCAATGGTCAAGGCTCCAATGGCTTCTTCATTGAAATGAGGTCTTCAACGAAGATTTACTTCAAAGGCGCGTCGCAAGCGCTTGTTGCCGACAACAACCCAGCAGCTGAGGCGCCTAGTGCCTTGAATGATGGTGCATGGCACCAAATCATAGTTTCTTGGGAAGACTTGGGAGTCGAAAAATTAAGAATCTGGGTGGATGGTGCACCAATGACTGTTCTAGATGAGACACTTGTCGGCTCTGGTAATGACAACAAAAATACATTGTTTATTGGAGCTAAGCAATTTGATAGCCCAATGGAGATGGATAAGGTTGCAATCACTGAGGAGTTTATTGACGATGCAGAAGCATTAGCAAGATATAATTATGAGGCGCCATAATTGATCGTTTCAATTAAGATTCATAATTGCATCCTGAAATTTGTTGAGCAACTCAAAACCAATAGTGGAGTGTTGAAATAAGCACTCCATCTTCTCAAAAACAAACTATTTAATAACAAAAGGAAATAAAACAATGGCTAAAATCGCAAGAACACCATTTAACGCTGCTCGATGGCTTACAAAGGACATCTCAGCTTCATCGCAAATCTCAAACAAGCTTACCGGCTATTGTTTGTTTGTGACAGCTGATACCGAGGAAGTAAGCCTTACCGTGAATTACGTTGATAAAGGATCCTACATGAAGATTATTTTATCAGAAACTTCATTATATAATCTCAATGTGATCCTACCAGCAATGGAAGGTGTTGCAATCTATGATGACGGTGCTGTTGGAGTCTTATCTGTTGGAGACAACGACGAGACAACATTAATCCTTCCCGCTAATGCCAGTGCCGGTTCTTACATCGATTTAATTTGCGATGGAGACAAATGGTATGTCCAAGCAATGACTCACGGCGTGGCGTGGTCACAAAGTTAAAAAAATTAGGAGAATAACATGGCTAGCAATAGAAAGAAAATGAAAAGAAGAATGATTAGAGAGCGAGCACTTGCTGCAAAGAAAGCAGCTCTCGAGGCAAAATCAGCAATCGTTGAAACTGTTGAAGAAGCAGTTGAAAAAGTAACTGAAGTTGTCGAAGAAGTAAAAGAAGAAGTTGTTGAGATTGCTGAAAAAGTCGAAGAAGCAATTGAAGAAGCAAAATCTACTGTTGAAGACATCGTTGAAGAAGCGATAGAAGCAGCAGAAGAAGTAAAGGAAAAGAAAACTGCTCGGAAGACAAGCAAAAAGAAAGCAAGTCGCAAATCATCTAAGAAAAAAGATTAAGTTTGTTTCATAACCTCCTTACCTTCGAACACGTTGTGCTCGGGGGTTTCCTTTTATTTTGACTACTTAGTAAGACGGAGGATTTACTATGGCATTCCCACCACTTACACCAACATCAACACAGTCGGCAATCACGTTACCATCAGAAGGTTCCAGTGCAGATGTCGAAGCTGCATTGGCGATTGGTTTTTACAAATCAGATACAACATTTCAAGAAGGTGCAGCATCACAAGTTGCTTACACCTATAATAGACTTGGCGGTGAGGTGCTTGACATCGAATTGACAGCTAAAGAGGTCTACAACAACTATGAAGAGGCATGTTTAGAGTACTCTTACATAGTTAACCTTCACCAAGCTAGGAACGCTTTAGGGAGCGCTCTAGGCTCTCCTACAGGGTCATTTGATGAGACGGGAGCACTAACGGATGGCGAGAACATAGCGTTAAAATATCCCAAGTTTCAATTTGACTACGCATTTAAAATAGCAGACAAGTTCTCGACAGAATCAGTTGTTGGTGGAACGACTCCAATCTATTCCGCATCGTTTGATATTACAGCTCTCCAACAAGACTATGACCTACAAGCCATAGTTGAAGACTTGGCAGCTGATTTGAGCAACCCACCAGAATTTGCAGATGCCCTCGGAGATGGAGATAAAAAGTATAGAATCAAGATTCGTCAAATGTACTACGTAACTCCTCGACAGATGTGGAGATTCTATGGATACTATGGTGGCTTAAACGTCGTTGGTAACTTTCATAACTACGGACAGTATGCTGATGGCTCTACTTTCGAAGTCGTCCCTGCATGGCAAAACAAGCTACAAGCGATGGCTTATGAAGATCACCTTTACACAAGAACATCTCACTATTCTTACGAGATCATTGATAACAAGCTTAGACTTTACCCAATGCCTGATAATGTTACATGTAAGACCTTTTGGTTTAGATTCTCAATCGACGGCGGAAACCAAGCTTTTGAAGAAGGAGAGTATGACTCAGGACTTGATGGTGTCAATAACATGAACACCATGCCAATGGAAAACCTTCCTTACGAAAGCATCAATTCAATCGGTAAGCAATGGATCAGACGTTTCTCGTTGGCCCTATCGAAAGAGACTCTTGGCCAAATCCGAGGCAAGTTTGGTGGCAACGTTCCAATTCCCGGCGACAACATTCAATTGAATGCATCAGATCTATTGTCTCAAGCTTCAACTGAACAACAAGCATTACGTGAAGAGCTTAACAAGCAACTTGACGAGATGCTTTACTCTAAGTTGGCAGAGACCGATAAGGCAATGGTTGATAATGCAGACGCTATCGTCAGCAAGACGCCATTAAAGATCTTCGTGGGGTAACATAAATGTCAGAATGGGAAAGACCAACACAGCCGCCTTCACCAATGTTCTTTGGAGACAAGGAAAAAAACCTTGTCAAACAAATAAATGATGAGATCATTGAGAGAGTTGTCGGTCAACAAGTACTTTACTTTCCAATAGATGTGGAGTCGACAGATTTCCATCCTATTTATGGAGAAGCAATCGAAAAAAACTTCTTGCATCCAATTAGAGTCTTCGCTTTGGTTGAGTATCAGGGAGTTGAAACCACCGACATGGAGAACATCGCTCTCGACAAAGCAACAAAGATCAAAGTGAACTTTCATAAGAGAAGATTGACAGAAGATCAGAACTTATTTGTCAGAGAAGGTGACTTCGTAAGATTCGGAGAGATCTTTTATGAGATTGTTAAGCTACTCGAGCCAAAGATCCTATTCGGTCAACCTGAAACAAGATTTGAAGTTGGTGCAGAGTGTATAAGAGCAAGAGACGGACTATTCAATGCAGGCTAACAACGAAATTTCACATCCATCAACGCTTGAGAACATCGATACTGCGATTTATCGCTTTATAGATGAGACCCTAAGCCCTCATGCTACTACAAACGCTGGTAGAGAGAAGGTAAATGTGTTATGGATGGGAACAGAAAGGACTTTTCAAATAAAGAACAACAAAGAATTGAGAGATAAGGTCGGAAAGTTAAGATTGCCATTGATTACCGTAACAAGAGCAAGTGTGTCTAGAGATGATGCATTTAAAGGTTCTGTGCAAGCTGCTTATGTTGGTGATGGTGAACGAATTGTCATTCGAAAAGTCATCCAACAAGATAAAACACAAAACTTTCAGAACGCTTCTAGGAAGCGTCAGGAAAAGGGTGATGAAACAGGTCCTGTTTCTACAAAAAAGATTGTCTACGAGACAATTTCAATCCCAAAACCCACTTATTTGACCTGTATGTTCGAGGTCAACATAAGAACAGAATATCAACAACAGATGAATGATCTACTTCCGTTGTTTATGAATAGCATGAAAAACTATTTTATCGTCGAGAACAATGGCTACCAATACGAAGCCTTCATCCAAGATGACTATGGCATCAATAGCAACCAGTCAAATCTTGGTCAAGATGAAAGAATGTTTAATGCAAAAGTTCAGATCAAAGTCCTTGGTTATATCAACCAAACAAGCAGCGAATCGGACGAACCTCTTATCAAAAGAGAAGAGTCAATCGTTGAAGTCAAAATCTCTAGAGAGCGTGTTATCGTAGGAGACAACAAACCTTGGGATAAGAACGGTGAGAAATACCGAGATTTATGACTTTGGGGTTTCAGAGGACTATTTACTAGGAAAATGAATATTTAAAAAGGAGAGTTTTTAATGCCTACCAAGTTTGACTTTTTGTCCCCAGGAATTGAACTAAGAGAAATCGACCAATCAGCGGTCGCTGCAGTTCCTGAGAACGACGGAATACTTCTAATCGGACGTGCCAAGAAAGGCCCCGCTATGAAGCCGATTAAGATTACCTCATTAGCAGACTTCAAAGCTGTTTTTGGAAACCCAATGGACGGTGTTAAACGCGGCGACCCATGGCGTGAAGGAAACACCGGTGGTGGTGGCTGGGCTGCATATGCTGCTGAAGCTTACCTTGCTGCTGAAGTCGGTCCTGTTAAGTTTATCCGCTTGGCTGGTGTTGCTGAAACTGCCGGAGATGCCGGATGGTCTGTCAATCAATCTTTTAGCTCTACCGTAGAAGATAACGATGGAGCAATGGGCGTCTTTGTTGCAGAGAAACCAACTGCATCCAAAACTGTCGCTGCTGATGCAAACTTGAGCCTTGATTACACAGAATTGGCACAAGCATTGGGACTCGGAGCGGTAACTTTGACTGTTGAAGTTTTAAGCTTGACGGATCCATCATTAACATTTAAAATCGGACTTCACGATTCAGTTGCCGGATTTGCTGCTCCAGCCGGAACGGACCATGACATTGATTTGGACATGAATTCTCTACCATTAATTGGCGACGTTAACGACGCAATTTTCGGTGAAAAAGCTCTTATTGAAGCTAGGCCTAATGCAGATTTTGTTATTACTGGTGGTGGTGGAGCAGTCGTCAACATTCAGATGGATGAATTGGGTGCTGGCGGTAATCTTAAAGACATAACTGCTGATGTCGCTGTTTTCGGAGGTACAGATACTGTTTCATTTGAAAACGGTGCTGAAACTGCTGCAGGTAACGGTGTCTTAGCTGCAATCTTCTATGCAGATGGTGTTAGTATTACTCTTTCTGGACCAGATTATTCTGGTGTTACAGCGACAGAAGAATCTGCACACTTAATCGATAGTGCTGCTGGTGGTAGCTGGACAGCCACATTAGCCGATGCATCGCTTACAGAAACTGTTACTTTTAACTTTGATGAAACTTCACAAAACTTTATTAGAAATGTTTTTAGCACTGATGCCACATTGTGGAACCCATCTGGTGCTACAAGACTAGCAGAAAAAGTTTTCTTGGGTGAATCTTTTGAATACAATGTTCAACGCCTAGGTGGTTATGGAACCACTGGTGGTCAAGTTGCCTTTGTTGCTGGAATTAAAGACAATGCAAATCTTTTCACAGATCACCATGTTGAACTATCACCAGCAAAGACTGGTTGGTTTATTGGTTCTGCTGCTTCTAACTACAAGCGATTGTTCAGACTTGCCGCTTTAGATGAAGGCTCAGACTTCCACAAGACTCACATCGTTCGAATCAAAGACTTGCGTAAAGCAACAACAGTTCGACCAGAAGGTTCTTTCACAATCGAGATTGCTCGAGCCGGACAACGTCCATCTGAGTATGTCGAAAAGTTCGCAAACGTCACTCTGAACCCAGACTCTCCAAATTACATCTTGAAGAAAATCGGAGATCTTAATCAATATTGGGACAACTCCGCAACACCTCCTAAAATTAAATCCGAAGGTTCATTCAATAATGAATCGAATTTGATCCGTGTAGAACTAGCTCAGAACGGAATTAACAAGACAGACCTTCCTCTTGGATTCTTGGGCCCTGCTAAGATCGCTACCATTCCTTTGGTTTGCGACACTGCCACTAATGACACCGCAGGCTGGATCACGGGCAAAAATGCAATCCCAACGGCAACTTCAAGCAAAACTGTTACAGTCGCTGGTGCTGAAGGTTTTGGATTGACTCTAACTATTGATTGGCCAACTCACAGACTAAGCGTTCAAAACTCTGCTGCTAACAATGCAAACTATGCTCCATCTGCTATTCACGGATTATCTTATAATTCTCTACGTGGTCAAGATGATTTTTGCGACATTGGAATTCTTAAGTTAGACTTCAACCCACACATAGAATATGATAGCACAGTTGATGTTGCCTACACATTCTCTTTAGAGAACATTGCACAAGATGGTTCTACTGGGACCTACTATCACACCAACGCTTTCGTAGTGGCTTTTGATGATTCATCAACTGGTGCTCTTGTGACTGGAATCAAGCAATTTGCTGCTCCATTTTTTGGAGGTTCTGATGGTGTTGACATTAAGATTGAGAACCCATTCAACGATAGTGAACTTTCAACTGGTTATGCAAAATACTCAATGGAATCTGCAATCTCTCAGGTTGCTGATTACTATACAAGTCGTTATGACTTAATCTCAATTCCAGGTGTTACTAACAGCTCAATCATTACTTCACTCGTTCGACAAACAGAAGAGCGTGGCGATGCATTGGCAATTATCGACATGGAAGGAATCTATGTAAGCGCAGTGGACAACGATGGATCAGCTGAAGTTCCCGGATCTGTTGCAGATATGGTTTCAACCGCCGAAGGTGGAACAGTTGCTTCATCTTATGCTGCTGCTTACTATCCAAATGTGCGCCTAGCAGACGTGTCAAGCGGCCGTGGAAGCGTTTTGATGGCTCCTCCTAGTGTTGCTGCCATTGGAGCTATTGCGAAGTCTGAGGCCCTCTCACAGCCTTGGTTTGCACCTGCTGGATTTAACCGTGGTGGACTTGCTCCTCTTGGTGGAACTGGTGGCGCTAGCGTTGTTGGAACTCTTGAGCATTTGAGCAAAGCAGATCGTGATGATCTTTACAATGTTAACATTAACCCAATTGCACGATTCCCTGCAACTGGCGACACTGTCATCTTCGGTCAGAAAACTCTTCAACCAACTGATACTGCGTTGGATCGCATTAACGTTCGTCGAATGATGATTCACTTGAAGAAGCGCATTGGTGCGATTGCAGACCAATTCTTGTTCGAACAAGGTGTCAAGGCAACTTACGATAGCTTTAAGGCTCAGATTAATCCAATTCTCTTGCAAGTAAAAAATGAGTTTGGAATCACGGACTACAAAGTTGTTCTAGATGAGACTACAACAACACCAGACCTACAAGACCGAAACATCATGTATGCGAAAGTCTTCGTGAAGCCTGCGAAAGCAATTGAATACGTCGTTATTGACTTTGTCGTTACTCAAAGTGGCGTTGAATTTTAATAGACACTAATTACAGATAAATAGGAGAATTTAGATTATGGCATTTTGGACCTCAAATACAACAGAACCAAAAAGAAACTTTCGATGGAGAGTTACAATGGATAAAATTACAAATTACGATGGTGTCGATAGCAAGGCAGTTTGGTGGGCAAAAACAGTTGACACTCCAAGCTACACGGTTACAGATGTGACACATTCGTTTTTTGATAACGAATACAAGTTTCCAGGTCGCGTTCAATGGCAAGACGTAAACATGACGTTGGTTGATCCAATTTCACCAAACGCTGCCTTTATCACCAATCAAATCATTTTAGATTCTGGATATTCTATCAAGAGTCAAGATCAATTCAATGGGAGTAACCCAAGACAAGGAGCTTTCGGTCCAACATCTATCACAAAGTCTGGTGCAAATGCAGCAGTGGGTATAGTCACGATTGACATTTTTGCTGGTAACGGAAGCGTTGTTGAATCATGGCAAATGAATAACCCGTTCATCACTTCCGTTAAGTTTTCAAGTCTTGACTACACAAATGATGACATGAGAACAATTGACTTAACTTGGAAATACGACTGGGCTATATGTGACAGTGGAGATGGTGAAAACAACTCCCTCGGCACCCAATTTGAACCTGGTAAATAACGAGGAGGCTTAGATGTCCTTTTGGACTGATAACAGTCTTGAACCAAAGAGAACCTATCGCTTCCGAATTAAAGGAGGAGCGATAGGTCTTGGTAAAGATACTAGCGGGACTTGGTGGAATGCAAAGAAGGTCGACAAACCTTCTTTTACCATCAACTCAAGCAAGTATCGATTGATCAATCATCAAATTAACGTTCCAGGCATTGCGTCGTGGAATCCGATAACAATTGAGCTTGCAGATGTTGGAAAAACGATCAACGTAATCCTAGGTGAACTAGGAGAAATCGGTGGATATAATCCAACCGATCTCACAAAAGATAAAGGTATAGCGAAAAGCTATGATAATGGAATCTTAAAGTCTTTCTTTATCGAACAATTGAATGGTAATGGAGAAGTCATCGAGCAGTGGTCTCTAGAGGGAGCGTTTGTTTCAGATGTGAAGCTTAGCTCTCTAGACTACAGTTTGGACGAAATCAGTTCGGTTACATTAACATTGACTTACGATTATGCAAAATTAGAATAAAACACGGAGAAATAATGAGCAGAAATTCAGATCGGTTAGGCAGCAGCCAACCAAGTGCCGCTGAGGCACCGCCACAAATGTTCAACCCATTGAGCTTTACAGCTCCAACAGAATTCGTTGACTTACCTTCTAAGGGAGTTGGATATCAAAAGAACCACCCCCTTCACGGTAAAGATTCAATTGAGATTAGATACATGACAGCAAAGGACGAAGACATTCTTTCAAATCAATCCTTGATCAAGAAGGGAGCTGCACTTGAAAGACTTATGGAAAACATCATCATAGAGTCCGAAATCGACCCCCTAACGCTTCTTATCGCAGACCGTAATGCAATCCTTATCAAAGCTCGTGGAACGGCTTACGGCTATGATTACGAGGCTCGTGTGAAGTGTCCTAAATGCGACACATCAAACTTAATGACATTTGATCTTCGAGACCCAAAAGTCACAGGTGGAATTCAACCAGACCAAGAGATCGTCAAGCTATCTGATGATGGAGTGTTTACAACAAAACTTCCGTTCTCAAAGTTTAACATCAATTTTCGTCTTGCAAACGGAATCGAAGAGTCAAAGATCGCTCAAGTTTTGATCAATGATAAGAAAGAGTTCTCGATCTCCGATCAATACAAAGAAATGATTCTTTCAATTGAAGGACATAGCGACAAAGAGATCATCAATCAATTTGTTGACAACATGCCAGTTGCTGATTCTGTGCACTTTAAGATGTGCCTTAAGCATGCGACGCCATCAGTTGAAATCAAAGAAGCTCTTACATGCAAGAATTGTTCTCACGAACAGGAGGTTCAGGTTCCATTCGGGACCGACTTTTTTTGGCCTAACTCCTAAAGCAATGGAAGGTATCTATGAAGGATTCTTTATTCTGAAGCATTTCGGAGGATGGTCCTTTACGGAGATTCATTCATTACCCATTGGTTTGAGGACTTGGTTCATTGAAAGACTGAAAAAGCAGTTCGAAGATGAAGCAAAAGAAATGAAGAAAGCCCAGAAGCGATAAACACGCTCTGGGTTTTATCGCTTGAACTATTTAGTTCATAACATGAGGGATTGCATATGGCTGATGGGAACGAAGAAGGTAAAGTAACTAAAGAAAAGATTTTAGCTGCTATCAAAGAACTTAATAAAGCTGAAAAGAAAGAGTTGCTAGCAGCACTCGGAGCTTCAGGTGTGGGATCTTTCTTGACTGATAAAGATATCTCTAGAGCCGAGGACTATAATAGAGTCTTGCAAGCTACTGCTGCAGCCATGGGCGACCTTGAAGGTGCTGCAAAAGCTCAACAAATCTTATTAGAAGAGAGTTTTTTAGATAAAGTAAAAGACGCATTCAAAGGTCAAGAAATCTTAGGAAAAAAAATCAAAGAAGCAGAAGAGGCTCTTAGCGATTTTAAAAAAGGAAACAAAGATGCCTTAAGTGATTTAACTACATCTTTGGGCATTGATCCTGAAGAAATGAAACGAATGCAAGAAGCGTTGCAATACACCCAAGACATGATTGAAGGTGTGAAAATTTACGGCGCAGAAACAGACAAGGTGGCTGGTAAGGTTGGTGGACTGTTTGGTCTACAAGAAAAATATTCTTCCAGCACTCTTGGAAGCCTAACTAAGCTATCTGCTGCAATGAAAGAGGGTGGGGAACAACAAAGGTTGGCACAACTGGCATTTAAAAATTCAATGTCGGAAATGTTCAACATTGGAAACATCGGATTAAACATCTTCAGTGCACTGAAAGATATAAATGTTCAAATGTTTAAAAACTTTGATTCTGCTTCAGCAGCACTAGCAAAGTCAACAGGCCAAGGACGAAAGTTTCAAGAGACAATGTATGATGTGTCTCGCGAAGGAAACCAGTTTGGAATCTCCATGGATAATGCTCAAGCAGCCATTGGCACATTGGTCGACCAAACATCGAATTTTACCAACCTATCAAAATCAACAGCTCAAAACATTGCCTTAACTGTAGCTCAGATGGAAAAGCTTGGAGTTTCCACTGCTGATTCGGCCAAGATTTTTCAAAACTTCAATCAAGGATTGGGAATCAGTGCTGAAGAATCTGCAAAAATGCAAGTTGAATTAGCAATGGCTGGGACCTCAATCGGGATCAGTTCCGCTAAAATCACAAAAGATTTCAATGCATCTCTTTCAACTTTGATGGTTTATGGTCGAGAGTCTCTAGATGTTTTCAAAGGGCTCGCCGCAGCAGCAAAAGCTGCTGGTGTTGAGACATCAACTCTTCTTGGGATTGCTGGTAAATTTGACACATTTGCAGGAGCTGCAGAAGGTGTTGGAAAACTCAATGCTCTTCTTGGAACTCAATTATCAACAACAGAGATGTTGATGGCTACGGAAGATGAGCGTATTAAAATGCTCGTTGAATCTGTTCAAGCCGGTGGTGTGGCATTTAAAGATATGGATCGTTTCCAACAAAAGGCAATTGCGAATGCTGCGGGAATTACCGATATGGCAGAAGCAAATCGAATCTTTGGGATGTCTCTCGAAGCTTATGAGGAGAATGAAAGAAAACTAAAAGCATCTGCTGATGCTCAAAAGAAAATGGAAGAAGCGCTAGCACCGACAGTTAAACTAATGGACACAATGAAGATTCTTGGTCAAGAACTTGTTGTTGCTCTAAAGCCAGTAATAGAAAAAATTCAAGAGTTGGCAGACTATGCACGTGAAGCTTTTGGAGACATGAGTACGGAAACTAAAGAGTTAATTGGTTTCGGGCTATTGCTAGCTTCTGGATTCATGGCTCTTGTTCCAATCTTCGCTGCTGGTGGAACTTTAGTGATGGGACTTGCAACAACAGCAGGCACGCTTGGAATGATGGCTGGAGCCTCTACGGCTACCGCTGGTGGGATTACTGCAACCGCAACTGCAGCTGCTGCGGCAACACCAGCGCTTGCTGGGATGGCTGCACCGTTAGCGGCTATTGCTGCCGAACTAGGTGTTATTCTTGGTCCGATTGCACTGATTGCTATCGGGATTGGAATTGCAACCATTGCATTTGCAGGATTCGCCTATGCTGTCGTCGAATTACTTAAGCCTGTTGTAGGTATTGTTGCAGACTTTCTAAACTTTATTTACGATGGCCTCACTGGGATTGGAAGTGCTATAGCAGCAGCATTCAGCACAAGCGACGCAGATGTAGCAATAGAAGGATTTAGAACAAGATCTGTTGAGGCCATGGCAGACATCGTCATGTCAATCGGAACAGACGATTCAGTCGTCGAGAGAACAGCAGCGATGGTTGCTGAAATTAACAAGTTAGGTCAGGACGTAAAAGTAAGCTCCACAATTGAGAACTTGGCCCTACTTACTGCAGGGACCGCAACTTCAATAACTGGAGAGAAAGTAAAGACAAGCACAACGAATGTGACAGCAAAAGTTCAAAACTTTTTTGAGGGAATGCAAATGACTCTTAGTGTTGACGGCGCAGAGTTTAAGGGATATGTTGAAAACGTCTCTGAGAAAGTCGCAGGAGAAGTAGTCGGTGGGGAGAGGGTAGTTTAAAATGAGTTTTATTACAGAATATAAGAATGGCAAAGAGGCTGTTTTAAAGATTTCATCAGCACAAGGCAAGCTAGATGTAGAATTTCCAGCATTTCTTACATCGTTTACAAATAGTTTCTCTTCAAATTGGAGCGAAGAGCAGGTCTATGGTCGCCAAGATGTAATCGGAACGTTTCAGTCTACAAGAAGAAAGATCAATGTTGGATTTGACATTGTTTCTGGGAATCTTGATGAGGCAAAAAAGAACATGGAGATGATAAATAAAGTCTCAAGAATGCTTTACCCCTCTTACACAGGATCCACAAGTAATGCACTTGTGTTGTCGAAAGTTCCATTGGTAACAATCCAGTTTGGAAATCTTCTTCGTGAAGAAGGTGGTCCACTATTAGGATGGATTAGTAGCTGGTCTGCAAACCCAGTACTAGATTTGGGAATGTTCACGCCAGCCCCAGGAATGTTCTTTCCGAAAGTCTACAATGCCACCATTGACTTTACGCCACAACATAAGCAAGATCTTGGATTTAACACTGGTGCGGGTGGTAATCCTACAAAGTTTCCATATGATGGAGGATAATCATGTCGAGATACAATTCTAGAAGAAAAGGGACAAACCGAAACGAAAAATGGGAAAAAACATTTGAAGATCGAGGAGTCAAAGAGATTCAACAATACGCAACTCCGAGATTCAAAAAAGTAACTGAAAAGCAAATGCGGCGAATCGTTACAAAGGATTACATTTGGAAACAGGGAGATCGCATGTGGAGATTGGCATCTAGAGAATTTGGAGACCCCCGATTATGGTGGGTCATTGCAAGGATGAACAACAAACCAACAGACGCATTGTTTGAAACAGGTCAGATCGTCAAGATTCCAACAGACGTAACGATTGCATTGGAGGTTTTCGGTGTCTGACTATGATGAAATAATTGAAAAACTAGATCTATGGATTGAAAAATTTGAGCCTTCAATTCCGTGGACGGCTGGAGCAGTATTTGCTACGATTGGTGGTGCAATTGGTGGTGTGGCTGGTTTCTTGGTCGGTCTACCATTTGGTGGCATCACGGGAATCCCCGCTGGTGTTGCTGGTGCTGCTGGTGGTGCAGCTCTTGGTACATCTTTGTGGGCTTTGATCGAGGGCGCTGAGGAGGTCGGACTTTTGGACGGATCAGAAGACTATACAAATGGAGGACCCGGCGGAAAAGGGTCAGTATACTTAAATAATTATTATTACAAATCGCTTTCAACTATCAGAGTGGCGGTCCAGGAATCTGAGCAATCAGGGACAGACATCCAAAAATCTGCCGCTATCTTCAGCGCTAGGATACTCCTAGGAGATGTTAGCAATTACACCAACGACAACCCAGCGAATGAAGTTACTTTTATCCCTCATCAGTTATGGGAATCTGTTTTTACATACAAATCAATTAGCCAGTCAAAATTTATAGCCTCGTTTGCCCTGAGGATGTTGGCGGAGAACGGCCCGCACGTGCCGGCAAATGTGGTCCAGGCTATTACCAAAAATGCAATAAAGTCTATAGGAAATGGCAAGTTCCTAAGTAGATTTGCCCTAGGGAGGATCCCACAAATCCGAACAGCAATCACCCTAATCCCCTTTAGTGAAGCAAAAAAAAGGGTCTCAATGGTTGTGAGAGACGAGATTAGAAACTTGAAAGGGATTCAGATACAAGTGAATCCACCACCCACACTCACTGGTGTAAAAATCTTTTCTCTCCAACAAGGAGATGAAGGAGGGAAAAAGGTTTGGGAGATTCAACCCGAGAGGTTACAAAAGGGCATCAAAAAAGTGGACCAGTCAGTCTTAACGCCCGACATGGTTGGCAAGAAACATCTCAATGCGTTGAGCATCAACTGGCCAACTCAAGTAATCGGAGAATTGGACTCGGAGGATGAAGATGAAAAGAAACTGCGGGCATCTTTACAAAGCTTTGATGAAATTAGTGAAACAACAGACTTAACAACTTACAAATTCAAATATTGGAGAGAAGTTGATCCAGATTTATTAGATGACATGGGATTTGGGCTCGGGTTTATTAGTAGTGGCATCGAATGGCTTGCTGATAATAAAGACCAAAAGCCAGAAGACCTTGTAGATAAAGGCCTATCCAGCGCTTATCTGCAGTATATCTTGGAAGTCATTCGGGTCAGTAAAGGCCTCACCTTAAAGACAGACGAAACAACTGTCTCAACCATTTTTGCAAAGATTTTTGACACTAATCTAGCCAGAAGAATGTATGGATACATCGCAGTAGATAAGGAGATTGCTCGAAGAGTTGCTTTTATGAAAAAAGTAGCGGAAATTGTAGAAGGTCGAGACGAAGGTGAGAAGGGGAATCCACTAACAGACGAAGAGCTCAAGCAAGCAGAACAGGCTGGTCTAGATGGTTTCAAGACTGGTGATGCAGATACTATCGAGATCGAAGCACTTGATGAAAATGCTGTCAAGAACATGCAAAAGTTCTATAAACAATGTGCTCTCATGATGAACATTAAAAAGCTTCGCGATGATTATGAAGACACAATCAAACAAAAATACACAAATGCAGCTTATGATGGCAGATTTTGCGTTATCAAATCTGGTGAGTCTAAGCCAAACCAAGAGACGATTCTTACCAAACTAATTTCATCTCAACATCAACAAAAATTATTTGAACTTGAACCATGGCAAGTGTCTTCATTGACTCCAAAGCTAGGACTATTTAAAATCTTAGATTCCGGAAATGGCAACACAAAAGAAGTTGAGTTCGAATTCGAAAGAACCTCCAAAATAGATAGACAAGAAGTCAAAGGACAAGATTATACATCTCCCGCTACCACATTTATGGGGTCCGATTTTGACAAAGGGAATGGTGTGGGCGTAAAAGAGTTCTCGATTGAGTTCGCAGGAACAAATCCAGCGGAAGCTCGCAATGACATCAAGGCTACATTAAAATTATTTTTTCAAACATTCACGGATTTTATTCGCTATAGAAAATCGAAAGGCGGAACGGCTGCGGATGTCTATAGATATGCTGATCTCGTCATTCAGCCAAAGCCAAACAAAAATAGCACTACAGCCTATGGTCAAGACGTTACAAATAAGAGAGCCTACGATGCTGCATTCTATAGAATTAGAGCAGATCTCGGCTATTATGTCCCAGACTTTGCAGATAAAGACTTGAAAGATGCAATCGAGCATCAAAACAAATCATTCATGCTAACAATGGTTGATCACGACATCTCTTTCAATAAAGACGGAAGCGTTGGCATAACGATTGAATATAGAGCCTACCTTGAGTCACTCTTAAAGATGCCTCGATTAGATGCACTAGCCAGTCCAGACTTGATTCAAAAGCGGCAAGAAAATGCAACGAAGCTAGCATCTGAATTATTGATGGGAGAATGTTCAGTTGAGCAAATCAGAGAGCTTCAAATAAGCCTACAATCTCAAGAAGAGGCAATCGCTCAAAAATCATTGAGATCAATCCTAAATCGACTCGAAGAACGTGGCGTCATCTACAATGCCAAAGTTAGTGACGAAGATAGAAATTTCTTCCTAAACAATGGATTCTTCAACAAGTGTGGTCTTGACCAATTCAATCAAGAAGAAAACGGAGACAACACCGATCTTGGTAAAGCCATAAGTCAAGAACTACCTGAAGAATCGAGTGGGTTCGACTTCTTGGATACAAAAGATTCTCTTATTCAATTTTTCTATTTTGGAGATCTTCTTTATACAATCCTTGATTGCGCTTATGACGAGAATAGTAATCCGAGGGACGGAATGAGCAACAACAGAATTGTTCTTGGATCTTTCGAGTTTGATTCATTTGCTTCGAGTGCCCCGGGCGGATCAGTCTATGGAATTGATCAGATGCCAATCTCAGTTGATTTCTTTTCTCGATGGTTTGTCGACAATGTTATCAGTCAAAAAAGCACAAGAAAAACATTTCCTGTTCTTAATTTTATAAGACAACTCTCCAATTCTCTAATAAGAAAATCTTTACTTGAAAATTGTGTTAACAAAGAGATGGATAGGGGCTTGCGTTTTCAAACAGGTCAAGTAACAGCTTATAGCGAAAGTGGGGACCCGCTTGTAGAAATTGCAAAGGATTCATTTCGTAAGGGAAACCCTGTGATAAATGTTGATGAATACAGAGGCGGACTGCTGCCGCTAAAAGGAAGTCCGTCTGAGAAGTCGGATAATGGAAGTTATTGGAATTACATTGTTCTTAGTTCAATGGGCTCAACTCTCTCATACACCGGTAACGGAACTTATGAAGATGATGTTAAGCAAGGTAGATTTCACGTTCAGATTGGCCAAAAGTCTGGTTTAGTGAAGTCGATTTCTTTGTCAAAAACAAGTCAATCTTACCTTAAGGAAGCAAGATTTTTTCAGAATGGTATCGATGGAATCTTGCAACTATCAAACGTTTACGTTGCAAATGTCGAGATGTTCGGAAACACAGTTTTTTATCCAGGAATGGAATTCTTTTTCAACCCTTATGGCCTCGGCGGCGGAACAGAGTTTGGAGTTCCAAATGACCCATCGAAGAAATCTATCGCATGGAAAATGGGCATTGGTGGCTATCACACCGTTCTCAGTGTAAAAACGACCTTAACACCAGGCAAGTTCACGACAAGCATCAAGGGGCAACAGTATTACTCTGGTGATGGCTCAGGAAACTCCGATCTCGAAAAAAGAAGAACCGATGGCCAAACAAGCATCGAGGACTATAAACCATTTTGGGACGGTACATCAGACGGTGGAGAAAAAGAAAGCAAAGAAGCGTGCAATAGAACAATCTCTAGCGTTCAATTTGGCTCCGCAGAAGAAGCAGAAGCCAGCCCAGCAGGCACTCCAACAGCAAGCGGTGCAACACCCGCTCCAGTTGAAGAGGTGGCTCCAGAAACGGAATCAGAACCTCCTACGTCGGAACTGCCACCAGTCACAACAGAAACAATTGAAGATCCAGAAGTAGAGTCAGACAATTCTACTAATGACTCCTCCAATGAGGACCCCGCAGAGGCAATAGAAACAAATACATCTTCTTCATCGACTGAACAAGAATCCGATACGGTAGTAATTACAGCCGAGAGTCAGAATGCACCAGTCACAGTCAGAAGTTCCTATCAGGGCAAACTAGTGACAACAAGAGATGTCACAATACGGTCATCAGCAACCTCCTACCGAGTGGAAACCCAGGTGACAGAAGTTGGCGGGATGTTTACTGAAATGACCGACGGAACTGTTTATTTTCGGAGGGCGACCACAGAAGGGCTTGCGGAACCGGTAGAAATCACAGATCACAGCAGGATTAGTAAACGATGACAAGATTTAATGGAAAAAATAACTTAAAAACTAGTAGGTTAGCATTTGAGAGAGCCAAATATAGACTCGAAGCATTTGAGGATGACTATCCACACGTCTACAACATGGGCTTTGCCGAAAGAACTTTTTATGGACGCGTCAATAGATTGTTAGAACCTGTTGTAGTTAAAGAAGAATTTCTAAAAGAGATAACTGTTGCCGGACAAGATATCTCTTCTCATCGTGCAGTGAATTTTGTTGCTGATCAATTTATGGACATGGAACAACATTTTGCAAAAGCATGTCGAATTGGTGCAATCCCAACTGATGATCCTATTTTGTCGTCATTAAAAATCAAGAGAGCCTATGAGAGCCCAATCAAAGGATTTAAAGAAACTTCAGAATCAGCAATGAGAAAAATCCTTGATGGCTTTATCATGAAACACAAGAGTCAAATCAACAGCTTTGATGATTTCACAAGGATCTTTGTTGACTACTACATTCATTCCGATATTACCGAGACTGTAATTCTATCAGATTACATGAAGTCTGTCAACTCAAACACCTTCCAATCAGGACTAGCTATGGACATTGCAGGGCTTGACTATTCAAACGACGCAATAAAAGAACAGCAAATGTTTAACTCCCCAGCGTTTAATTATTACATTAACATTGCAAAACAATACGGTTTTAGGGTAGATCAGAATAATCCAGGCGTCATTGTTTCAGATCTGGATTCACCTGTCACCGCTAACTATCGAAAGAGATACTTATTAACAACAGTTCAATCAGTCTTCGATAACCAATACCACAAAACAGTCTTAACTGATTTAATTCACTTAGAGAAGCTATTAATAGATTCTTACAACTCATATGTTAATAACAATCCATATAATACACATTACAAATCATGTAATAACAATACAATAGCACATATTACTAATATAAAATATCATGTATATATACAATATAATACATTAGTATTAATATATATAAATATGAAAAACTTTTTTGAGGGTTCACCACTATCGCCCTCTTCTATAAAGCAAATCACACAGACTGCACAAAGCATTGCAAAACACGATAAAGAAAAGTCTATGCTCTACATTGAAGACCAGTTCAAGGCATTTTACAACCAGAAACACGGCTCCCTAACTTATTTTACAAAAAGAATCAAAAAAACTTGACAGTGCACCTCCAACATGTTATCTTATAGTAACCACTACAATACATTATAACATATTACGGAGGACACCGCTGATGTTTTTTCAACTTTTAGATAATAAATTTGATTGTGCAGGAACTTATTTTGATGGACAGTTTATTTGGGACAAGATTCCAAACGGACTGACAAAAACCTGGGCCTACTCAGATCACCTTTACGGCATGGACATTGATTATGCTCAATTGCTGGTCGCTGGTAAATCACTCAGCGACGTTTGCCCACCTCACCTAGCACAACGCTGGGAGGCTGCGACAAAGACGCTTAAGAGCCATTATAAGGCGATTGGCACATCACGAATTGATGTCAGCAACGTTTGCTTTTACGATCTCGTCCCCAAAAAGCATTTGCGACATTACTTCGACACCAAGAATGAGATCACAAAGTGGGTGTTTGATAATGTCGAGAAACCACAACACTATACTTTATTAAAAAGAACACATGCAGCCGTGAAGGAACTTAGAAAACACACAGTGAATCTAAATTCATTTGCAATTTACATTTCTGCAGCTGATGATTTGAAAGCGAAACACTTATATGATCAATTCGGCGACTCGAAGCCAATTGTTGATTTCAACATCTTTGGAACCATCACCGGTAGACTTACGACCAAGAGAGATTCTTTCCCAATTTTAAATCTCAAAAAAGAATTAAAGAAACATGTTAGACCAAACAACGATGTCTTTCTAGAATTGGACTTCAACGCAGCGGAAGTGAGAACAATGCTAGCACTACAAAACCACATTCAACCAGACGGAGACATTCATGAATGGAACATCGAAAACGTTTTTCAACAAGACCTTAGCCGCGAAGAAGCTAAAACAAAATTATTTGCTTGGCTCTACAACCCAGATTCCAAAACTATACAATCAGATTTCTACGACAGAGAAAGCTTGTTGGAAGAATATTATGACGGAGAGCAAATCAAAACACCTTTTGGCAGAACAATCGCTTGTCCCATTCGCAAGGCCCTCAACTATCTACTACAATCAAGTTCCTCGGACAACACCCTTG